CAGTCCAAGCTCACCAACAATCTGCTCGTAGGTGAAGTCGGTCTGCATGAAAGGCTCGAAGGTGAAGCCGTCAAGCTGGAGATTGTTGTACTTGAGGGCCATGGTCCTATCGAGGAAGGTCTGGATGCTTTCACCGGCGCCGAGTGCGCGGGAAAGGAGGTCGTAGAACTGAATCTGGTATGTGTCCATAGTGTTTTTCTCCTATACTTTTAAGGGTTAGACAAGCACCTGGTAGACACCCGGAACGGCTGCGGCCATCTGGGATTTGACGGCGGCAGAAGGAGTCAGTTCAACGAGCAGACCATCGTGATGGTTCACGACAACTGCGCCGGTGGCGGCGAGGGTGTAAGTGTCCTTATCACCATCGAGGTCGCCGAAGTAAATGTCGTTGTAAAGATAGCCGTTGGGCTGGACGGAAGGGGACTTGCCGGATGCGCCAGCGGAGGCGGCGGGGGTGAGAACATCACCTGCGGAAAGACTACCGAGGTTGGCGGAGTGGAGGATGGTGATGGTGTAGCAACCGGCGTTGTCGCCTTCGGTGACGGGGGTCACGGAAGCGATTGCGCGGGCGGCACCGGCGGTGGCGAAAGTAGCACCGACCTTCATCACGACATCCTCTGCGGCGGGGGCGATTTCAACACCACCGAAAGCGGCGGGCTTGACCACGATGGAATCGTAAGTCTCGGAGCCGGTAGCGCCGGTGAAGGAAACCACTTCGTAACCGATGAACGGGGTGATGATCTTCTCGGCGAGCTTCACGGGAGAACCGGCGGGAAGGAGGAAGCCCTTACGAGCATACGCCTTTGCCAGAGTTCCGCCCACGGGAACGGGGCCGACCACACCCAGCCATACGGGAACATGGCTCTGGCCAATCTGTACGGACTCGGAGCCAAATGCGTTGAATGAGCTGAATTTAGGCATAACTTTGATTGATTAGGTTACTTCTGTTCTGTGGGGAGAAGTCCCTGGGAGCGAAGGAAGTTGTTCTTGGAGTCGATTGCGGTCTTTGCGTCTCCGTATGCCGGAGCGCTCACACCGGGTATCGGTCCGTCACCAAAGGTCTCTTTCAAGACGGCATCGTAATCGGCCTTGAGCCTCGTCACGGCATCGTCAATCTCCTCCTTTTCGCCAAGGGCAAAACCCTTGAGGGTGGACTTGAACACGCCTTGATTGAAGGCAGAGGGGCTGATTGCCTCCTTGAGTTTAGCTTCCACCGCCTTGAGATCATCTGCGGTTTTCTTGGCAGCATCTTCCGCCGCGAATCTCGCTTCGATTCTTTCCAAGGCTTCACGGAGTTTCTTCTCCTTCTCCGTCTCTTCCTCCTTGTTGGGATTGGGGTTCGGATTGGTCTCCGGGTGCTTCTCCTTGTACTCGTCGTAAGATTTCTGCAAGTCGGTTCGTGATTGAATCTCCTTGTCACGCATCTTCTGGAGTTCGGTTGCGATGAGGCCCATCGTCTCCGCGTCAGCAATCGCGGTTTCGATTTCTTCATCTTTGGTGACTGTCTTTTCCTTCGCCGAGGCAATCCGGTCAATAGCCTCATTGCTCAATCCAAAGCGCTGATACTTCGTCTTGAACGCTGCGATAATCTTTTGTTTCATAATTCCAATGAACTTGAGTTATACAAAATGCCCGAAGCGGAAACGAACTTAATCGCTTCTACTCCGGGCCTTGGGTGTTGTCTGGCAACTATGGGTGGCCTCTATGGTGCGCTCTGGGCGCTACTTTATGTCTTGCATCGCAATCTCGCCAATGCGCTTGCAATGCGGGCAACGGACTGAAAGCCGAAGTCTTCCCTCCAGAGCTTGCACCCGCACAGGAAAAGGCTTCTTGCAATAGGGGCAAGTCACTTGCACGCCGCTATTCTGTACTTTCTCGTCCATACATCGACAAATATAAAATGAAAAAATCAATACATATCAAGCGTTTGTGACTTGTATTGAAAAAATAATTGCATTTTTGCGATGATGAACGACAAAAAGGTTATAGATGAGTCCCGATACCTCGACCCCGTATTCAAGGAGTACGGCATGGAGGTCTATACCTACAACTACATCGAGATGCTCCGAAAGGAGGTTCTTGAGTGCAAGAAGAAGGGCAAGCGGTCATGGAACCTCATACCGCAAGCCGGATTCCAAGAGAAGGTCCTTACAAGCGAGGCCGATATAATCATCGCAGGCGGTGCTCGCGGCGGCGGTAAAACGGCTGTATCTCTCATTGGTGCAATGCCTTACGCGGATAACCCCGAAATCCGAATGTACGGCTTCCGTCGTTTCGAGGCTGATGTCGAGCGTGGTATCTTTGCCTCCGCAAAGCAGATATTCCGAGGCTTCGCCAACTTCGCCAAGTCTGGCTACGAGGTCTCCTTCTTCAATGGCAACGGAGCCGTGATGAAGATGGAACACCTCGCTGACCTCTCCAAAGTGAAAGACCGTTTCCGTGGTGCGGAAATGCCCTATATAGTCATAGAGGAGTTGGCGGAGTTCACAAAGGAAAACATGAATGTCGTTTTCGACCTCATCGGCTCCAACCGAAGCACCACCGGCATGCCGTCCCGCTTCATCTGCACTTGCAACCCCGTAGGGCGCTCCAATAAGTTGAGGTGGTTCCTCGATTGGTGGATTGACCCAGAGACGGACGAGGCCATCCCTTCGCGCTCCGGCAAGATTCGCTACTTCTGCCGTTATGGTGAGGACATCATGGAAATCGCGTGGGGAGACACCCCGGAGGAAGTGTTCGAGAACCCGAACGCAAGGCGTAAGATTGAGCAACTAACGGACAATCCAAAGAAGGAATACAAGAACTTTATTACCTCTGTTACTTTCATAGACGGCGTTTATGACGATAATAAGATTCTCCACGCCACCGACACCAAGTACATGAACAGAATTGCGTCTGGAGGCAATAAGTCCGTCATAAACGATATTCGCGGTATCTGGCGCGATGTGGGCGACACGGCTTGCCTCGTCACCGCAGACGACATGCAACGCTTCTTCACCAACACCTCCCAGACCTCCGGGATAAGGTGCGGGGGAGGGGACATAGCCTTCAAGAACGACTGGCTCGTCCTCTGGGCCTTGGATGGCATGCACATCATTGATGTCGAGGCCCGGCAAGGCGTTACGAGTAAGGATGTGAAGGAAATCATCTATAACTTCTGCCAACGCAACGAGATTCCTTGGGAGAACTTCGCCTTCGATGGCGATGGCGTTGGCGTCATCCTCAAGCAGAACGAGAACGAGTACCAAGGACTCGACAAGTGCCACCCGTTCTCCAACAAAGGCCCGGCCAACGACAAGGTGGCCTACCGCAACCGCAAGTCGGAGTGTGCGGGTATCCTCATCAACGCCTTCCAGACGGGTAAGATTTCGATAGACGAGGCCGTGGCCCGGCGCGTTTTCACCGACAAGAAGATACCCTTCACCATCACCGACAAACTCATGGAGGAAAGGACCGTCCTTCGTTGGATGGAGGACGAAAGCCCCCGCGAACTCATCCGTAAGACCACGATGAAGGACATTGTGGGCCATTCTCCCGACTATATCGAGGCGTTGCTCTACGCCATTGACCGCGTGGACCACATGAAGAAAACCGCGAAGATTCGTCGCGGCAATTGGTCATACTTTTCGTAAAAACTAATCTTGCAAGATATGAGACTACAACCTTCCATTTCGGCGATGAAACCTGACAATATACTCAGGAAATTGCCCTTTACCGTCCCCGTCCCGCCCGGGGTGGTGGGACACAAGCCGCTTGTCACAGCGGTATCGACCATCACCCTCGACAATGTGGCCCAGGAGTTAAGGACGCAAGCGGACTTCACCCGCGAGTTCTTCCCGACCTCCCACATGATTAACCACCTCAAGTATTATCCCAACACCATGTTCGTCAACCGCGAGACCGGCGCCTACCAAGCCAAGGTTCGCTCACGAATAGCGGTGGGATTCCAACAGTACATCCACCTCCAGAGGAAAGAGGCCCTTCTGGGAAACAATGTCGGCATGAAGCTCATCTCCGGGGCTACCAACGAGGCTGCCATTGACCGCCTTTCTTTCTTCCGCGAGGGATGGGAGGACAAGGATATGGAGGTGGCCATCAACAACGCCATTGACGCGGACTTCAAACTCGCCGATTGCGCGGTCTATATCTACATGGACGGCGGCAAGGTCCGTTGGAGGGTTTTCTCTTATGACAGAGGCGACAAGTTGTTCCCGCACTACGACTCCCTCACGGGGGATCTCGCCCTCTTCGGAAGGCTCTACTACCAGACCGATTGGGAGGGTAACACCAAGCAATACCTCGATGTGGTGGATAAGACGCACTTCGTCACCTACCGCCAGAAGGACGACTCCACATGGGAGATGGAAGGCAAGCCCCAACCCCACGGCTTCCCGGAGTGTCCCGTGGCTTACCATCGTTCCCTCGGTCCTTGTTGGTCCGCCTCCCAGAGCCTCATAGACGGATGGGAGATTGCTCTTTCCCAATTCGCGGAGAACAACCAGGCATACGCCTTGAGGATTCTCTACACCCTCGGCGCGGAAATGGAGGTGATGACGAACACGGACGGAACGCCCAACCGCATAGATTCCGTGGACCCCAATGCCAAGGTGGGATTCCTCGAACCCGCAGAGGGCGCGGACGGAGCCTTCGCCAAGCAACTCGAACTCATGAAGAAGGAGATTCTTCGAGGCTCCTTCGTGGTGGAGACCCCCGAAATCAAGTCCGGCACCGACATCTCATCCCGCACGGTCAAGATGCTCTTCGCGGACTCCTACATGAAGGCCATGTCCGATTCGATGGAGTACCAAGGCTTCCTCAACACCGTGGCGCGTATCTTCAAGTACGGCTACTTCATGGAGCAAGGCAAGGCTTCCGAGGTCGACAAACTCAAGGTCAAGTGCTACCTCGACCCGTTCATCTTCATGAGCGAGAACGATGTCATCACCGGCATCCAACAGCTCGTCTCCGCCGGAGCCATGTCCGTCAAGACCGCAACCGAGCTTGCGTACAACATCGGGTACTCGTCCCCGGATGAGGTCAAGCGCATACTCCAGGAGGCCCGCGACCAACTTGTCCTCGAATCCAAGAAGGAAGGTCTGGAAGCGCAGACGCACAACCCCGTGAACGACGCAAGGGCCGCAGCTTCAAGAACCAATGCTTAACCAGAGCCATCTCATAGACACCGTTGCCGCCTACAAGAAGGACTCCAGAAAGCACTTCAACGAGGCGGTGGCGGCTCTCCTTGCCCTTGCGTGGCCCTACCGCAAGGAAGGCTTTGTTTTCGACCCCTCATTCGCCCTCTATGACGACGCCCTCGTCCTTTGTATGGAACTATCCGACAAATGTGAGGAAAGCGCCCGGAAGCGCCTCCAACAAGCCATAGAGAGTCTTGAGTGGGACGGGGAGATTCCAGAGGACGCGGAGGCCCTTGAAAGCCTCGACATGGCCGGGACGCACCTCCTCGACCTCCTCGGGGTCTGGATAGGGGTGGCCGCCGTCAACGGGTGGACCGAGAGCTACACGAGGGTGATGGTCTCCAGATACCTCTCCAACCCCTTCCTCTGCCCCGAATGGCGCAACATACCCCTCTCCACCCTCGCATGGGGTAGGGGATACGCCCGGGACATCGCAGAACAACTCGCCATCATAGGGCAAGGCATCATCATATCAGGAGCAAGATACGCGGAACAACAAGACGAAGCCGCCTCTGGAGCGACATATTATATCCGCAGAAGGGGAAGCTACTACGATTGCGCGGTGTGTGACGACCTCGCGGGGAAACCGATACCCATCGGGGTTCCCTTCGAGATTCCGCACCCTCGTTGTTGTTGCTTCCCGGAATACCATTAAACCAATGCCAAGAGCATGAGAAAGTCAGTACAGAATCAAAAGCTAACCGCCTCGGAACGCGCCGCAATCTTCTGGCAAGTGTTCGAGGGGGAAACCGATTGGAAGGTGGTCTTTATGGCCGCCGCCGCATGGGATGACGAGGACGCGAGGAAGAACCCCGCCACCCTCGCACAATACACGAGCAAGTGGAAGGCTCTCAACAAGGTCAAGACCGAGATTTCGAGGGCGCAACTCGTTAAGGAGAAGTACCTAAAGAAGATTCAAGACATCGCCTACGAGGAAGGCCGTCGGTCCGTCTTCGCCGAGATGCAACAAGAGGGCGACACTTCCGCCGCCTCAAGGGGTAAGATTGACTACACCGACCCCAAGATGCAGAAGGAGAAGCTCAACGAGATCATCAACCAAGCCACCGATGCCGGTGAGGCCCTCGATGCCCTCAAGGTCATCATCCAAGGCCAGAAGAACGACCAAGAGGCGGCGAAGAACAACAAAATCCAACGGTTCTATACGCCCCTCCAATGCCGCGATTGCCCTATCTACCAAGAGAAGAAGGCACTTCTCAAAAAGTAACAACTTTGTTACATGAATTGAGCCGCACCCGGAAATGGACGCGGCTCTTTTTTCAACCTTTTCACTCTGTGTATTA